CCTTTTACGGCCTGATATTATGGAGGTGCTTATCGATAAAAAAGACCCACGGGCATTGGTGTCCGGTTATAAACTGCACAAACTGGGAGGGGACGAGCAAGTCTTTAAAAAAGAAGAAGTCCTGCATTTTAAACTTCCTAATCCTAAATACCCCTATAACGGTATGGGCGTAGTCGAAGCAGGTAAAACGTATATAGAAACCGAGGATTATGCCTCTACTTGGACTAGAAATTCTATATTCAATTCAGGTAGACCATCCGGTGTCCTTAATGTTAAAGGCACTATGGACGATGACCAGTTCTCAATGCTTAAAAAGCAATTCAAAGACGAATACTCCGGTACTAAGAATGCAGGTAAAACCCTTCTCGTTAAAGGCATGGACGGATTGGATTATCAGAAACTCGGCATGGAGATTGGTGAAGTTGTCCTGAAAGACCTCAAAGACATGAGCCGGGATGACATTATGCTTATGTTAAAGGTCAGCAAACCCATCCTTGGAATAACCGAAGATGTAAACCGTGCCAATGCCCGGGAAGCCAGGGGGATACTTTGGGAGAATGTTATCCGGCCTGATGTTGACAGATTTATAGACCACCTTAATGCTTTCCTGATGCCAAGATGGGATCAGAAGAATACTAAAACCCCCGCCATCCTTAATTATGAGAATCCAATAGTAATTACCTACGAAGAACGGTTAGCTGACTGGACTGCCGGACATAATAAATGGCTGACCACTAACGATATCAGGAAAGAGCGGTCTAACTTCCTTGATAACCCAATTGATGACTTGCCGGGAGGCGATTATATCCGCGAACCTATCTCTGCAGTACCCACAGCAGGGAAGAACATACCCAAAAGACCAACTGGAGACACTGGTACAAACAAACCGGGAGATACCGGAAATAGCAAACCGGGCGATGCAGGTAACGGAGACACCGGAACTGGTGACACTGGAACCGGCAAAGAGGTTTCAAAAAAAAAAGAACTAACTGAACTCTGGGGACAAAGGGTAATGATATTTAAACAGATGATACTTGACGACCAATATCTCTGGGAGAACCGCTACAAAGAAGTGATGGTTACTGAGTTCGAATCTCAACAGGATGAAATTCTGTCAAGACACAAAAAGGCATCTAACTTTGGCTGGGATTTTAATGTCGATGCTTCCAATGCCCGTATCCTTGGCGAGTTCATCCCCATGAGTATTGAACTAATGAAAGAGGTTGCGAAATATGCCCTCGACCTTGCAGACGACCCGGATACTAAATTCGAAATTGACATGAAAATCAGAACCTTTATTACTGACCGTATTTCCAAACTTGCCCAATCTGTGAATGACCAAACAATTCAAGCTATAGATCAATCCATATCAGAGGGTATCATGGCAGGCGAGGGAGTGGGTAAACTCAGGGACAGAATCCAAAGTATTTATTCCGAAGCCACCACAATGAGAGCCGAAAGGATTGCCCGTACTGAAAGTTTAGCTGCCAGTAACGAGGGGGCAAATGAAGCCTACCGCCAATCCCCTATGGTTACAGCCAAAGAGTGGAGTGCCGAAGCAGACGCCTGTGAAACCTGTCAAGTCCTAGATGGCAAAATAGTCGGTCTTGATGAAGACTTTGCTTTACTCGGCCAATCCATAACAGATTCAGACGGAGTGGAACATCCAGTAACCTATGACGATGTTGGCTTTCCTCCCGAGCATCCTAATTGCAGATGTACTATTCTTCCGGTGGCATAAGTGGTGCTATAATTTGAACAGTGGCAACAGATAACCTTGAATTTATACGCGGTGACAATTTTACATTTAATGTGACAGTCCTTGATACCGATGGCAATGCTATTGATCTTACCGACACCCTATTGTATTTCACAGCAAAATACAGCCCTTATGACCCAGACGATGAAGCGGTACTTCATAAAACAGTCGGGCCGGGAGACAACCATGGAGTCCTAACCGTTAACTTTACCTCTGAGGAAACCGAGAACATGGAACCCGGTTCTTACTGGTGGGACGTACAACTAATCAAGGATTATGTCGTTACTTCCACAAAACGGAGACTTTTCAAAGTTGTCGGTGATATTACAAGGAGGGTAACCGATGACGAATCAAGCTGAAATAGTCGTAACCACAAGACAATCTAACGTAGCCGTTACTACCCAGCCCACAACTACTGCACTTATCGAACAGACTGGAAAACAGGGAGGCAAGGGAGATCGGGGCGATACTGGAATTCGTGGCTATAAGGGCGATACAGGAACAAAGGGCGATACTGGAAGGGGTGGTAATACTGGCATACGGGGAGATACTGGCATCAATGGGATTCAGGGGGTTGCTGGCAATACCGGAATTAAAGGAAACACCGGAGTCAGTGTCAAAGGTGATACCGGGACAGCCGGAACTGATGGGGATAAAGGCGATACTGGGAAAAAGGGCGATACGGGAATTACTGGAAGTAAGGGAAACACAGGAGATACGGGAATAAAAGGTAATACCGGAGTCGGTACACATGGGGACACGGGAACTAAAGGCGACACCGGGACTAAAGGAAATACCGGCACTGGCGCAAAAGGCGATACGGGAACTAAAGGCGACCCGGGATATAACGGAGATGTCGAAGTACCGTTTTTGGTTAATACAACTTTATTCAGTATATCCACTTCCGATTGGGCGGATAGTAGCCAATACACACCTGAAGTTGTGGTTATAGACAGGTCTAAATTCGATAACGCATCACACGCATACTTTAGGGGGATATTTTATGGAGGTAATGGGTACGGTACTTTTTCAATGCGCCTTTTTGACAAAACCCACAATCAAGCGATTACTGGTTCAGAGGTTGTCTGTGTCCGTCCTAATGGTAATGTCTTGGCAACCAGTGGGGACTTTTTAGCGAACTTACCTGACGAAGAAATTTTAATATCACTACAATTTAAAGGGGACGAGGAGGCATTTCAGACTGGGCCTGATATGAAAGTATTTGACAAAACAATTACTTTCATAGTTCCAGCCGGAGGAACAAAGGGCGACCCAGGCAGTGCTGTAGACAGGGGAGATACAGGGATACAGGGCAACCCCGGTGATACCGGAACACATGGAGATACGGGAACCGGACTTCAGGGAATAACCGGGGACACGGGAATATCCGGCAACCAAGGAGATACCGGAAATACTGGCGATACCGGAACTCAATATCTATGGCGAGGAGCATGGTCAACCGGAATTCTTTATAACGTGAATGAGTGTACTGACGAAAGCGGAAGCGGGTACGTTTGCCTTATCCAGCATACCTCAGGGGTATTTATCGATGACTTGAATGGGAGTTTTTGGTCTTTGTTAGTCCAAAAAGGGATACAGGGGGATACTGGGATAGGGGAACAAGGAGATACTGGAATTGTCGGTGATAAAGGCGACACCGGAATTGGAACCCATGGCGATACCGGTACTAAAGGTGACAAGGGAGATACCGGAATGGGAGATACCGGTGCAGCAATGCAGTTTAATTATTCAGGCGAATGGATTACCGATAATGACTATTACGAAAATGACTTGGTGAGCCAAAGCAATTCCCTATATGTTTGTACTACTGACCATCATTCAGGACTTGATGACGAAGAGCCGGGAGTAGGCGCAAACTGGGAAACATACTGGACTCATTTATTAGACGGAACTGCCGGAACTCAGGGAGACACGGGAGCAGGAGTTCAGGGGGATACCGGAATTCAGGGTAATTCCGGAAATCATGGCGATACCGGAAACCACGGAGATACTGGAATTCAAGGGGACACTGGTTTACAGGGAAATACAGGAACTAAATATCCGTGGCAAGGCGAATGGGATAGCGGAACTGCCTATGTCGTAAATGACTGCGTAGGAAAAAACGGTTCAGGATATGTCAGTATTCTTGGCGGTACTAATAAAGACCCTGAGGTCGAACCTACATATTGGTCATTATTAGTTCAAAAAGGCAATAAGGGTGATACCGGAATTTCCGGCAATAAAGGGGATACTGGCACAGGAGGTAGTCAGGGTAACACTGGAATCAGGGGAGACACGGGTAATCAGGGAAACACTGGAATTGGTACACATGGTGACACTGGAATTCAGGGAGACACAGGCATAAAAGGTGACACTGGGACACATGGAGATACCGGAACTGCCAGCACAGTCCCCGGTTCAAAAGGCGATACTGGAATAGGAATACAGGGTAATACCGGAGTACAGGGAAATCAGGGTAATACCGGAAACCAAGGTAACACTGGGATAGGAACTCACGGAGATACTGGAATACAGGGGAATCAAGGAAACACTGGTATCCAAGGAAATACCGGAGTTGCTACAAAGGGTGATACTGGTACGCACGGAGATACCGGGACTGTTGGTTCAAAGGGGGACACAGGCGTTAAGGGAGATACTGGCACTGCTCCGGTTACTACCACTTATATTCCTTCTGCTGTTTCAATAATTGCTGGGACTTTAAATGGTGGCAATTTGGCCTCAATACAAACATTCAATGATGCAAACGATTATGATGTTCAGGAACTAGGATCAGGAAGTCCCCCTCTAGGGGTTGAAATAGATTTTTCGGGTGTTACAACATTCAATAAAGTTCAGCTAAATTTAGCTTATACAAATACTTCAAATCATCTATTAACAATTGATTTATATAACAATGACACGACTGCTTGGGACACAATAGGAACTTTCCAAGGATTGAATGGCTATACTCAATTTGATCTGGGAGTTATAGACGGTACTCCATACATTTCCTCAGGAGATGTCAAACTAAGAATTTATCACGTTTCAGGTGGCTATGCTGGTCATTCAATTCAAATTGATTATGCTTCACTACAACAAGCGACTGAAGGCCCACAAGGCACACAGGGATTAAAAGGTGATACGGGAATAACTGGTAATAATGGAAGTAAGGGCGATACCGGAATTGGAACTCATGGAGACACAGGAAACCAAGGCAATCAGGGGAATACCGGAATTGCCGGAAATACCGGGACAACTGGCAATAAAGGTGATACAGGAATAGCCACAAAGGGAGACACGGGAATTCAAGGTAACACTGGGGTCGCTACTAAAGGTGACACAGGAACCCAGGGCAATACCGGGGTGGCTACCAAGGGAGATACCGGCACACATGGTGATACAGGCACCGCCGGAAATAATGGCTCTCAGGGTAATACCGGAGTAAAGGGAGACACCGGAACTCAGGGAAATCAAGGAAATACGGGTATTCAAGGTAATACTGGTATAGGCACTCACGGTGACACGGGTACACAAGGAAATCAGGGTAACACAGGTATTCAGGGCAATACGGGTATCGGTACTCATGGGGATACCGGCACACAGGGTAATCAGGGAAACACGGGGGTGAAAGGCGACACTGGGACACAGGGTAATCAGGGAAATACCGGAATACAAGGCAATACCGGAATTGGTACTAAAGGTGACACTGGGACTGCCGGGGGAGCAGGAAGTCAGGGAAATACCGGAGTGAAAGGCGATACTGGCACGGTTGGTAATAAGGGTGATACTGGCACTCAGGGCAATACGGGAGTGGGAACGAAAGGCGATACCGGCACTGCTGGGGGCGGAGGCGCAAAAGGTGATACCGGAACTCAGGGTAATACTGGGGTCGGCACTCAGGGAAACACTGGGGTCAAGGGAGACACGGGTACAGCCGGGGGAGTGGGTTCACAGGGCAACACAGGTGTTAAAGGCGATACGGGGACTGGAACACAAGGAAATACCGGGGTTGGGACACAGGGTAATACAGGGGTAAAGGGCGACACTGGCACGGCTGGTGGGGTAGGTAGCCAGGGTAACACGGGGGTTAAGGGTGATACTGGAATCGGAACACAAGGTAACACGGGCGTAAAAGGCGATACAGGAACGGCTGGAAATAATGGTTCAAAGGGCGATACCGGAGTAGCGGGTGGTGGTGGTAGTCAGGGCAACACTGGCGTTACCGGAAGTAGTTACCTAACCAGAACTGGAACTGACTTAACTCCAACCACAGGGGGAGATTCTATAACTGCCAGTGACCATGGTACAGCATCGACTGCAATGGTCGGAAATATCGCTTACGGCACAGGGGCAGCCCCCACAGCAAATACCACACCAATAGGTTCACTTTATATTACTTACACACCCTAAATATGGCAGTACAACCTAAGTGTCCAATTTGCGGATTAGACCTCATGAGTAATGGGGGAAAAGATGATAACGGCAAAGTAATAGAGGCACAAGTCCAATACTGGATGCATGACCCCAGAAATTTACATAGGGATATTCAGGTAACTGCACATCAGGTTTGTGTTGATAAAGCCAAAACCCTGATGCCTAATTTTGACAAACCTACTCAAGCAGATTATGCAAATCCTAAATTCCCATCCATAGCAAGAGATGGCACATTAAACCAGAAAAACCCTGCACAGATTATAAATTCTAAGATTCAATAATGGCTGCTAAAATATCACTCGGAGGAAATTTCAATACAGCGGGAAGTTGGGCTGTAGTTGATGCTACTTCCCTTTTGGATTCAGAGGCGGGAAATACTGCCCTGACTACTTCTTATGTAAACTCTGCTCAATTTACCCCGGGTGCAATAACGATTGACGGAATCGCTGTTAAATTAGCATCGAGAGCTGCTTCCCCTACAGGAACGGTGACTATAAACCTTAGAAATGTTACCGATTCACTTGATGTTAAAACTGTGGCATTAAATGTTTCTGATTTACCTGCTTGTACAGCGGTGGGTAATGATGGTGGCTGGTTATTCTTTAAATTTAATTCCTCTACTTTGCTTATTGCCGGAAAAAGCTATTATGTTCAGGCTAAAACATCCTCTGCCACACAGGTGAATCTTTTCAGGGATGCTACTGCCGGAAATTGGTCAAGAATGCTAAGAACCACAACCACTGGCGCACCGGGAGCAGGAGATCAGTTGGACATTATGGGGGAACACACAGGAGCAGGTACAGGGAACGATATAACAATCACAATGGATCAAATAGCTACTTCCATTGTTGATTTAGGTTCAGGCACAGACGCAGGAGTGGCAATAACTGTATGTAAAAGAGGGACTATAAATTTTGCTTATTCAGCAGCCACTAATTACTACCTCAAATGTTCTGGCAACGTCATTGTCTATAACGGAGGCACTTTTACGATTGGAACAGTCGCTAATCCGATTCCGACAGGAAGCACGGCGGTTTTGGAATTTGACCCAGTTGCTGACGGAGGGATGGGACTAATCACTAGGGCGGGTAGCACGTTCACAGCACAAGGGGCGGCAAGGACTGCTGGTAAAAACATATTCGAAGGTCTATTAAAAGTCGACACTGTTAACGGAGAGGGACATTTTCATTTGGATTCAGATTCTGGTTGGAAGAGCGGGGACGTGGTGGCCATAGCCTCAACAACTCAAACTTATTCACAAAGTGAAACTAAAATACTAAATGGCGATGCCGGAGCAGAAATTTGTAACGTCACAGTTAACTTTGGTGCTTCTGTCCATTCAGGAACTTCACCAACCCAAGGAGAAGTAATCTTACTCACACGGAATGTAATGATTAGATCGGCCACTTCAACTATAATGTCTTACTGTGATTTTAAAGACTCAACAACAGTAAATATTGACTGGGTTGAATTTTATTATCTGGGAGAAAATACTGCAGGAAAATTCGGGGTTTGTCCTGATGTTTTGACAGGAAGTATAAATATTCAATATTGTTCATTACACGACATGGAAGATGGCGGGTTTTTCACTAACGTCAATGCTGTGTCACATATAACCTTTAACTATAACGGAATGTATAACTGCAACAACTCTGGGGCTACTCAGGCATCTCTTGGATTATATGGAGCATCTGCAGGAACAGACATTACGGTAAATTATAACGTCTTAATATTATGTCGGGCTGGTTCAAGCAACGCTGTAGTTTACATCGGAAGTACCCAATTATTCTGCACGTTTACTTATAATACCATTGCTGGTTCAAATGGGGTGGGGTATCAATTATGCCTTGATACTGCTACTGCACAAATAACAGGGAATATATCCTACAACACGATACATTCCGGTTCTACTTACGGAATGAAAGTTTCAGGACAAGGCACTAATTATAAAGTAAGTACTATCTCCTATTTTACTATTTGGAGAAATACTACTGCTGGTCTTTTATTGTCTGACCCATCAAGCCTTTACCTTGGCATACAAAATTTAATCATTGATAACTTTCTTTTATTTGGTAATTCAACCAATAACATTCTTGTTATCTGTTCTTTTATTGATGGGGTAACTATTCAAAATTCAGTGTTAAGGAGCGATCCTTCCTTTACCACAACTAATGGATTTTCCATAAACCTTACCACCCAATATCCGAACCTATATATCAAATTCCTTAATACTACTTTCGGAGTTACCAACAACCATACTAACGATATAAATGTCTGTGCATCAGTATTCCAGAAAATAATCCTTAAAAATTGTCTATTAGCATCAGGGACAGAGGTCACTAATAATGGTAGTTTGAACTCTCAAAGTGGTGTCTATTCCAGCAAACACGACCAAAGTGCAGGGGGTCATAAGACCTGGTTAAGATATGGAATTATCCAATCAGATACCACGTACTACAATACCGCTTCCCCATCTGAAAGACTTACTCCCAACACTGCCAATATAAAACTCGAGAGTGGCAGCAAAAAAGTAGCAGTAGCCAGCGGCGCAACAGTGACTATCAGTTGTTACGTCAGAAAATCCACAGTTGCTTCTGGGGGTGCTTTATATAACGGAAACCAGCCCAGACTTATTCTAAAAGAAAATAATGCAATCGGTATCGCTACTGATACGGTTATCGAAACCCAACACGTTGAGGGTGCTACTGCTAATTGGGAACTACTTACCGGAACAACGGCAGCAGCTACTGATGACGGTGTTATGGAGTTCTTAGTCGATTGTGATGGCACAGCCGGTTTTGTTAATGTAGACGACTGGACGACAACATAAAATGTCAGCAACTAACCCACATGGTATACAAAAATACTGGTTTAAGGGTTTACCTTTTGAAGGCGTAGCCAAAACTTCTCCTGTTGACGAAGGCACTCAAAAATATTGGTTTAATGGTATTCCTTCCGAATATATATATCTAGCGATAGCCTCAACCTTAACTGATAACTATGATGACAATACCACTGACACCGTAAAGTGGAATGACTGGGTTTCAGGAAGCGGAACTGTCGCAGAATCTGGGGGAGTAAATACCCACACTCCACAAGCAAATTCAGGTGGGGCAGGAACAGCCAGAACGTCACAAAAACCTTATGACTTAACCGGCAATGCTGTCTTTGTAAACATAGAACAAGTCCTAAACCCCAGTGACGTAGCCGAAACAGGTCTTGTGGCTTTAATTGATGGCTCAAACCGCTATTTATTCAGAGAGACAGGAGCATCCCCCATCCTACAGGCTTTTAGCATAAAGGCTGATTCTTGGACTCAGGTCGGTTCTGACACTGCCTATAATTCCGGTACAATGAAATATCTTCAGATCAGGGAGAGTGGGGGAAATGTTTACTTTGAATACTCAGCCACAGGAGCAGCAGGAAGTTGGACTTCAATAGGAAACATCCCTGTGGCATCAGGAGTTCCCGTAACCGACTTATACCTCCAACTTGAAACATATGCTGACAACTTACCTACCCCCGGTTCTGCCATATTTGATGACTTTAATATAGCCGGAACATCGGGAACGAATATGCAGATTAACATCGCAGACACTTGGAAAAATGTCACAGGAGCGCAGATCAATATAGGCGATGCCTGGAAGACTGTCACTAAAGTTCAGGTTAATATCGGTGACGTTTGGAAAAATGTTTTCGGTTAATTGTATAATGTTATTATAAACATATGGGATGGTACAACACAGCATGGCTAAAAAGGGTGAAGATAACCGCTCGTGCTTCTAAGGTAGACGAAGACTTAACTGGCTTTCCTATTTATGTCAACCTTGCTGATTTACCTGCTGACTTCCACACTAATTGCAACCAGACTGATGCCAGAGATATAAGAATAACCAAAGCAGACGGAACAACTGAATTGCCCCGGGAGGTTGTTAGTTATGACTCTGGGACAGACCAAGGAGAATTGTATTTCAAGGGTGATGTCCTGAATTCATCAGACGTGGACTTTTACATTTATTACGATAATCCTGCTGCTCCCGATTACGCAGTGGGTGACCAGTATGGCAGAAATGCGGTCTGGTCTTCATATAGGGCTGTTTACCACATGGGAGATGAAGACACTTCTACTATTAAAGACTCCACAGGAAATTTTAACGGCACAAAAACTGGTGCAGACCAACCAATAGAAACCACCAATGGTAAGTTTGGCAAGGGCCAAAGTTTCGCAGGACAATACAGGATTGATGTTCCAGACTCAGCAGAACAGACAGAAGTAAGTTATTCATTGTGGGCAAAAACAAACAATACCTCCAAACACCAATACATAATATGCAGGTGTAAAAGTGACAACCGGGGCTGGGTAATAGATTTACTGAGATTTCTCACTAGCCAGATTGATGCATATACTTACGGAGGCATGGATGCGGAGGTTAAAGCCGGAACGAATGACACAAACTGGGCATTTTTAGCACTAACCATAAAAAATAACGACTATGTGAGGTTATACAAAGACGGGGCCGGAATAGGTACACCTGCTCCTGTAGGGGTTCGGTTAACCGGAGGGAATATGTATCAAATATCGGCTGCTGATGGCAGTAACATGAGTGGAATTCTTGACGAAATAAGAATAATCGCAACCCAATTAAGCGATGGCTATATCTCTACCCAGTACAATAACCAATTTTCCCCTGCTACTTTTTTCCAAATAAATGAGGCTGAGGATGTTCCTGTCACTACTTTAATTGGCCCATTCCCGACTCATTTGCAAGTCTAGTCTATTATGATACAATGGTATCATGTCATGGAAGGACGACCAACTCTGGGAAGCAAAATGGTGGAATAATTGCCGAAACACCTACGGAGAGGAAACAAAACAACTCGACTACGCCCCTAAAATGGGACTAAAAATAATCTGGGACAGCCAAGGGCCACATATAGATATGCAGGGCAAAACAGTTCTCGACATTGGCGGTGGGCCGGTATCCTTACTCCTTAAATGTAAAAACGTAATAGGTACGGTAGTTGACCCCTGTGAATATCCATTCTGGGTAGAACAAAGATACTTAAACTCTGGAATTACTTACTATAAACAACCAGCAGAAGATATTGGACGGAGATTGATTCTGGAAAAATTTAATGAAGTCTGGATCTATAATGTCCTACAGCACGTATCTGACCCTGAACTGATTGTCAAAAATGCCCTTGCCGTATCAGAAATTGTCCGCGTCTTTGATTGGCTTGAAATAGGGATAGCCCCCGGTCACCCGAATAACCTTACCGAAGCGGACATGAATAAATGGTTCGGGGGTGAGGGAAAGGTAACTCAGGGGAACGGAGGAAAAGAGTACACTGGCATATTTAAAGGAAAATATTTTAAATAATGATAGCTGTCTGCATCCCCACATCATTTAAGCGGAAGAAATACTACGAGGAACTTTTAAAGTGCCTGAAAAATCAAACCTTTAAAGACTTCAAAGTCTACTCAGTTTATGACGTTACTCCTATCGGCAAGGCTAAACATGATGTGGTCGAACTGGCTTTAAAAGATAAACCGGAATATATCCAGATGATTGACGATGACGATTTGGTCGAACCTAAGTTCCTCGAAATGAGTTATGCCGTATCCAAAAGTAATGACCTCGACTGGGTAGTTACATGGGGCAAATGTTTTGGTGATAGGAAAGGCGAAATACACGGATACTCACTCCCCTTTAACACCCATCGTAGCCTTAACCGCATGAATTCATGGGGTATGTTCAATAGCCGGGTGTTCCAAAAGTGCCACTACCGACCTTCTATCAAATTTGCTGAGGACTGGGACTTGTGGCTTCAGTTAAGGGTAGCCGGATTCATTAAAGGTGGGGTTATACCTCAGGAACTTTACCTCCAAAGGTGGCACGACAAAAACCTGAACAACACAGAGAAGTATAACTACCGGGAAATGAGGTCAAACATTCTTAAACTTAATGGCTTACCTGATGTTAAATACCGCTTCCACATTCCCGCTTATGTCCACCTGCCCTGTTCCGAAAGGTATATGGCCTGTGCCTTTACCCAGAAGATAGTCAAACTCAGTAAAATGCTCCTCTCCCTCGGGCATGAAGTATATATCTATGGAGCAGAGGGATCAGATGCCCCCTGTACTGAGTTTATCCAGACCCATACCCTTGCCGACATCCGAAAGGAATGGGGGGACGGAGATAACCGTTTCGAAATAGGATATGACTACAAAACATTCGGATTCAGACACGACTTTAATGAAAAGAAAACCGATACTACCAAGAAATTCTATGCCAAATGTATCGAAGAAATAAACAAACGGAAGCTTGACGATGACTTCATCCTCTTAATGCAGGGGACATACCACACCCCTATCTCTGACAAAGTTAATCTTCTGCTCACTTGCGAGCCGGGAATCGGTTATCGTGGTTCATCCAAAGATAGTTGGAGGGCATTCGAGAGCCTATTCCTGCAAAGTTTTACCTACGGTAGCGAAAATCCATTCGGTGATTGTAACGGTAACCACTATGACAGGGTAATTCCTAACTACTTTGACCCTAAAGACTTTACATTCAAGGAGACAAAGGGCGACTATTACCTTTACATTGGCCGAATGATAAAACGAAAAGGGGTGTTTACTGCGACCGAAGCGACCCGTGCGACCGGTAAAAGACTGATACTGGTTGGCCAAACAGATCCTGAGATAGATGTATCACAATTACCCAAACATTGTGAGTACAGAGGTTTTGCTGATATAGAACAAAGAAAAGAACTCCTTGCCAATGCCATAGCGGTATTTACTCCCACAGACTATCTCGAACCGTTTGCCGGAACTCATGTCGAAGCAATGTTATCCGGCACACCGCCCATAACCACAGACTTTGGCGTATTCCCCGGCACTATCCCAGATTGCGTAAATGGCATTGTCGGTTTCCGCTGTAATACCCTCCAAGATTTTGTTGATGCTGCAATTAAGGCTAAAACTGTTGACCACAAAGCCATCCGAAAGTATGCCGAGCAGTTTCTTATGGATAATGTAAAGTTAAAATTCCAGAAATGGTTTGATGATTTGTACCAATGGTATCTCTCCACCGATGGCAAAACCCCAGGTTGGCACTACCTCCGCCCCGAGTTCAGGGGAATTGACTACGGGAAATAAATGCTATAATTAGTCAGTGAATCAAACTGACACCATATTAGCAAAACCTCCTGAAGAACGTACCGAAGAGGAAAAACAGTTCATAATAGATCATTATTCCGAAATTACAGACGAGCAAAAAAAACAATATATGGGAAATGTTCCGGTAATTGATAACAACATCGAGGAAGAAATTACAGCAGAAAATGTCGGAGACATAAACATAGCCAAAGAAACCGATGCTGTTGTAGTCAAGAAACTGGTCACCCGGCAGTTCTCTGTTGAAGTCAAAGACCTTGGAGAGAATATGCTGGAAGCTGTAGTCGCCTCCGACTCCCTCGACAGACACGGAGAAACAATCGACATGAAAGGCATGAACGTCAAAAACTATATGAAGAACCCAGTCGTGGCATGGGGTCACAACTATGACGAACCTGCTATAGCAAAAACTGATAAGTTAACCAAAACCAAGGATGGCAAACTGATTGCCAAGATGACCTTTGCCTCTGACATCTATGACAAAGCAAAAACTATATACAATTTATACAAGGGCGGATTCATGAAAGCATTTTCTATCGGTTTCATTCCTGAACAGATGGACGGTAACCGTTATATCAAGTCTGAGATGATAGAATTTTCAGCCGTGTTAGTCCCGGCAAACCCTGAAGCTTTACTCTTAGCCCAAAAGAGGGGTATTGACACAGATAAACTTAACTGCAATAATTCTCTCAACATGACTGAAGAGGAAAAAGCAAAAGTAGTAGCAGACGCAAAAGCAACAGAAGATGCTTTAGTCGAAAGAATTGGTAAAACCATTGACGAGAAATTGATTGCTGCAAAAAGTGAAATGCAGGAAGAAATTAAAAAAGTTACTCCGGTTGCCGTAATTAAAAATATCAACGGACAATACAAAAAAGACGAAAATGGCGAAGTAGCCAAAGAAGAAAAGTTTAAGCTTTATGTCAAAGGTCTGATGACCCACAATTTCAGCGAATACCTGGACGTAGTTGGCAAAGACGTAATGAACACGACTGACACAGGTGATGTTCTTCCCCCGATGGAATTTACTGCCGAAGTCGAAAGACTTGAAGAACAGTACGGAGTTGCAAGACAGTTCTGCACGATTAGGACTTCCACGACTGGCAAAGGTATTTCTTTCTTAATGGGTAATGACGATGTTGAACTGTTTGACACAGCAGAAGCCGGGCCGAAACAGTCTACTAAATTAAGCTACACCCCAAAGACCTTACTGTTCAGAAAGTTTGCTGCAATCCTTCCTCTGACGGACGAATTGCTGGAAGACTCAGCCCTTGACCTTTGGAACGATGCCACCAACCGCTTTGCACGGAAACTTGCAATGAAAGAAGACGAACTGGTCTTTACTGAAATCAGCGGAGTTTCCCCCAAGAACAAAGGACTGTTACACATTGCCGGAACAAACGGCGTACCTTTGCTCGGTTCTTACCTTGACGTATTTGAGGGATTAGACTATGACGCATTATCCAAAGCCATCTGGGGAGTGCCTACTGCATCAGAAGCAAATGGTCGGTTCTTCCTGAACAGAGAAATCCTTGGCATAATCCAGAGAATTAAAGACCTGAATGGTGTCCCGATTTGGAACAGGGCAATGGCTGACGGAACTCCCGCAACTATTTTGGGCAAACCCTACTCAATAACTGAAATCTTACCTAAGATTGCAGACGAAGACTCAGGCAAAGGATTCATAGTCTTTGGTGATTTGAAATACGTTACTCTTGCTGACAGAACCGGACTGAACGTAGTCATCCGTGACACTGGTTCAGTAGGTGATCCTGAAGAAGAAGATCAGGAAAGAAACCAAGTCAATCTCTTTACTCAAGACATGAAAGCCATGCGGGTAGTCAAGAGAATGAACGCAGTCTGTCGCTTCCCCGCTGCTTTCAGCGTAATCCACACATCAGCCTCCTTTAGCTAAGTCGTTACTGACTAACACTTCTCCACTGTGCTATAATTTTGTTATGAAAGGTCTAGTCACGAACAGAGCCATCCTCAATTCAGACGTTCAGGAACGCAGACGGAAGTATGAACAAAACCTCGAGATTAGTGTTAAACTAAAAGCAGAGAAGCATGACAAACGCAAGAAACTTATACACGGATGAAGAACGGGTTACTGCCTTTCTCAAGAGGGCTTTGACCGAGGACGAGATATTACTCCTACCGGATTCTCTCGAACACGTTACAAATGTAATTAAAGGCTATACCCACCGGAATTGGTCAGATGACACAACCATAGCAGATACCGACCATTATTTTGACGGAACGGGTAACAAACAACTTTATGTCGATGACTTTACCTCACTAACTGCCATTAACTTTTCTGATAGTATGGGCGATTCAATGCTTACTTTTACCGATCCGAAAGAGTGGCTACTCTACCCCCTGAATTCGCAGCCGAAACAGTCTGTATACCTCCGCAACTATAGTTTTTATTATGGTTCAGGAAATGTAAAACTCACAGGAAAGTTCACCAGCGGCCTTATTCCCCCAGACATTAAAAAGGTAGCCACAAGTCTTGTCAGTAAATATCTGGACAACTTAGGCGCACCCCCAGGAGGAATGAAGTCGGAAAGCATTGAGGGATATTCCTACACCCTATTTACTGCGGGGGAAAAGAGCGAAACAGATCAAAACTTGTTATCTACCCTCGACAAGTGGAAAAAAGTCACCTTTTAATCTATGGGAATACTCAGCCATGCACTTTTAGGGAATGGCGAACTCCTGACTGCCACAATCAATAAGTACGGGGATCAGGTTGTATCTGGTGGGACATCAGTACCCTGTCGCTTCCGTTATATTACCGGAATTGTAAAAGGCCAAAACTCAGAAGCAAATACCACCTTTGATGCCATTGTCTGGTTTGAGCCTGAAGCTGGAGTAAATGAGGGAGATATCGTTACTATAAATAGTCTCTACTGGAGGATTGAAAGATTAGTCAGGGCGACCCGGTTAAATGATAATACTGTGTTATTTATCAAGGCTTACGTCAATAAACATGACGCAGTGTTATCCTAATGGGCAAAGTAACCATCATTGACAACCTAGCCAAGTTTGGAACAGAAATGGTTAAAGGTCTGGACAGGGCCTTAAACCTGATGGCTATAGACATTGAACGACTATCCAAAGCTCAAGTCCCCCTGAAAACAGGCCAACTCCGCTCGTCAGGTTACCACAGGAAACGCGGTACTCTTGACTATGTTGTGGTCTATAACAAAGAGTACGCCCGGTATCAGGAATTCGGGGGGGATGGCAAACGCAAGGTCAGAAACTACTCAAAGCCGGGAACCAAACCATTCTATCTCCGTGACCCCGGCCGACTGGTAGCCAATAACTCCCTTAAATATATCGAACAGGAGGCTACCCGGGTCAAAATATGAGTATATTCAGAGTCCGGTACATATCCAGTCTCGGAAAGTTTAACCTCGTCATTAACGGAATTAGCTATCTTTTCAAACCCCTTGAATTGGAACAGATATACAATATGATTAAAGAAGCACTTAACCAAAAATGATTGCCGAAGCATTAGCAGATTACATTCAACAGCAGGGAATTGCTACCGTTGGGACTGATTTATTCATAGGTGAACTCCCTTTTGATAAGGGCGACTGTATGTCATTAGTTTACTCCCCCTCTCCTGAACCAAACAAAACTCTTGATGTCTGGGAACAGGTAATCGACTTCTGGGTCAGATATTCCAAATCAGACGTGGGTTACGATAAACTTATCGAAATATCCGACCTCCTCCACAAAGCCCAGAATTACGATATTACCGGATTCCACATTTACTTTTCAAATGCCCTCGGCATGGTTGATGACCTTGACCGGGATGAACAAAGAAGGAAGCTTTACAAGTTATCTATCCGGTTCATTTTCCGTAAAGCTGCCTGAGAGGTCGGCTGGATAATACGAGTTATAGTCGGTTTATAACACCTCTGGTGTTCGACTCTGCGGTTATTTGGCTATACCTCTCTTAACAGGGGGATTGACAGACGGCTCCATTCCCCCTAAAATTTAAGCAATGAGTGTTACAGATTTCAGAATTGGTGCGGGGTCAGTAATGATTGATGACGATGACGTTGGAATGACTACCGAAGAGGGTGTCGTAATTAGCTATGAACCAGATATACATTTGCACCTTTCCGGTCAGTTTGGCACTACCCCTGTTAAAGCCTCCCTTGTCGGACAGAAGTTAACCATCGAAATGTGGTTAGCAGAACACACCATGGATAATATCGAATTGACTTATGCCGGGATTGTAAATTCACAGGACAAACTGCAATTTGGCGGAGTAGCCGGAAGAGCAATCTTAGGACATACTCTGGTAATTACTCCCTTTGACGGAACTCCGGCATGGTCATTTGCAAATGCAGTTCCGATTTCTGCTGTTGATGCTAATTTCAAAGTGAATGATGAAAGAATCATGCACGTTACCTTCCAGGCATTAGTAGCTGAAGCTGCTGCGGAAGACGAGAACATCGGCTACATAATGAGCTAACTCCATTGCTTAACTTCTGAGATTGTGATACCATTATATCAATGGATATTCTCGACCTCGATGCACTTCTCCCTCCTCCAAAAAAAGTAAAAATAGGTGGCAAGATAATTGAAGTATTACCGTTAACTATTCGGCAATTAGTATCTGTTGCCAAACTAGAGGAAAGGCTAAAACAGGTTAACAACGAAGACGAGATCATGGCTGTTATTCGTGAAACCCTTTCCCCATTTATTCCGGCATTAAAAGAAGACCAGACTATAGACTTTACCATTGCCCAAATGAAACGACTGGTTGAATTTGCTCAGGAAGTATCTGCTCCTGAACCTGATGCCCCCTCAAAACAATATACTGTGGAAAAAAAAATAAGTTCTCCCGCGGAGTCGCCCACTTCCTCCACTACTATCCCGGTTACACCACAGATAAAGTCCTAGACGAACCTGTAGTCAGATATTATCTCCTCCTTGACTGGGCTTTAAAAATCAACGCCAGAGACACCTACCAGCAGATAATTGTTACCATGACCCCCCACATGACCAAATCTGACCGGAAAAATGTGATTGATGGCTACCGTAGGCTTATGGAAGACGAAGAACCGAAAAGCAATGCTATAATTGAGGCAGACAGAAGGCGGCTAAGAAACCTTTTGTCATTACAAAATGGCAGACGCAACAAAAGTAGGTAGCATATATTATGACGTTTCACTGGATAACAAGCCATTTAATAAAGCTTCCGAACAGGTTAAGACCCAATTATCAGGACTAAAGGGCAGTTTCAATGGATTAAGCCCCGGCATTAAAGCAGTCGGGGTTGCTATTGCCGGAGTATTTACTACTAAACTTATTGTCGATTTTTTCCGCAGTTCTATAGAAGCAGCCAATGAATCTAACCGGATGATGGCTCAGACCGAAGCCACTATCCGTTCCACTGGGGGTGCAGCGGGAATGACTGCACAACAGGTTAATCAATTAGCAAAAGCAATTCAGGCTAACACGGCAATAAGCGATGAAGCAGCTCAGGCCGGAATAAATATGCTCCTCACCTATACGCGGATAGGTGGTTCAGTAATTCCACAGGCAACTCAAGCGGTTATGGACATGGCTACTGCTATGGGCGGAGGGATGACTCCTATAGCAGAAGCATTGACTGACACTGCCAAACAGCTTGGATTTGCACTTAACAATCCGCTGGATGGCATGACCCGGCTACGCAGAATGGGCATTTCTTTTACCTATACCCAGGAACAACTTATCAAGAAGTTCATGGCTACCAATCAGGTAGGTAAGGCCCAACAGGTAATGTTGGACGAATTGGCAAACAAGTTCGGAGGCTCTGCTGCTGCACAGGCTCAAACATTCGAGGGACGTATGCAATCCCTCGGAAACACTGTCGACGATGTGAAAGAAGAAATAGGCCGGGCGCTTATTCCTGCCCTCACCAATTTAATGGATGCTTTTTCTCCTGCCGGGGGCGGGGCAAATGCCTTAGTGATAATTATCAAAGCACTTTCCTCAGTAATGATTTCTGCCACACTAATTGCTCAGGCATTGGGCATGACTATCGGTGCAGTGTTTGGACTTATTTATGGCACTATTCGGTATGGCATAGGCAATGGAGTAGAAACCTTCAAAAAAGGCATGAACGATATGTACATGAAAACTGTGGATACTTCCAAAGCCCTAAACTCTGTGTGGGGTGACTCCTCCAAAGATCAAACCAACGCCTTTAAGAACGGATTGAATCAACAGGTAGACGCAGGAAGTTCTGCAAAGTCAAAGATAGAAAAACAACTCCGAGACGAGACTGAAACCTTTAAAGAGGAGAATACAAAACGGACAAAGAGCTTCCAACAAAACCTGCAGGACATGATTTTTGCCCACCTTGATAAAGTAAAACAGATCAGGGATGACCTCGCAGACGAAAACAAGTCTTTTGACGAAAGCATGGCTGACCAGAAAAAATCCTTTGCAGACACTATGGCTAGTATGTCTAAAGACCATGAAGACACTATCGCTGGTATTAAGGATGATATCGCCTCTCTGAATCAGGACACTGCCGATGCCAACCAACAAAGGAAAGACGATGCCCTTGAGGAAATTACTACAGAAAAAACTACCTACGATCAAAAAAGTACCGACCTCCAAACCCAACTTAACACAGAAATAGCCAAGGGTAAAAATGCTAGTGGGACAAAGATCAGGATTTTACAGGCTCAACTTGCACAAGAGAAAACCGATTATCAGGCAAAGGTTGATTCTATTAACGCCAAGGTAGACCTCGAAGTACAAAAAGCCCTTGATGCCACAGCCAAGAAACAGGCAGACCTTGAGGCAAAAATGGCACAGGAAAACCTTGACTATGCCAACCAACAGGCAATAGCGACTGAAAGGGATAACACGGAAACAGCCAGAATTGCTGCTACCCATGCACAGAGAACTGCGGAATTGAACACCACCCTTGCCACAGAAACTGGGATACTTACCGCCCACCAAGGGGAAGTTGACGCGGTTAAAGACAAAGCCCGGGAAGATGACATAACTAGACTTACTCGTGAGTACAATGAAGAAAATGCTGCTGCCCTAGTCCAACATAATAAAAAAATGATCGATATTGCTGTGAACGGCACATCAGAGGGTGGTGCATACACCGGGGCATTAAATGATTCTATGACTACCGGAATGGATACCGTAAAAACTACCATTGATACCGCTACCAAAGATGCAGCAAATACCATGGTTAAAAATCTGGGAGAGGGCGCAAAACAAGCAGGCAAAGATATGATTAAGAATTTCGTGAATAGCTTAAAAGGTTTTGCTATGGACGTTATAAATGCTCCCGGAAAGTTCACGGGGTGGGCAATAAACCCGTTACTCCAATCTATTCAGGAACTTAAAAACCTCCCCACCCTTGCCAATGGGACTACAGCTTTTGGTGGTGGCCTTGCCTTGGTAGGTGAACGTGGGCCTGAACTGGTTAATCTTCCCCCGGGAACCGATGTGCTATCAAATGATAAAACTCAAAATGCTGTCGGAGGAACACAGAACAACAATATCCACATAGACCGTATCCAGAACGAATCAGATATTCAATCAATGGTCAGGGAGTTGGGCTTCCGAATGAACTTAATTCCCAAATAGACTAAAATTAAAATATGAAACTCTTTACTATCATCGAACAGTTAAACAATAATAGCTTCACTTTTTATGACAATAAACTTGGATCAATACTCAGAGAATTCAGCGGATTTGAATTTCCCGATGTTCAGGAATCTATTGACGATGTGGCTGGGCCTTATGGCGCAGTCTATGTCAATTCAAAATTTGGCAGACGGCAAATGACTATCCAAGGCGATATCGTTTCCCCTGATGTATTTACTCTCCGCAGGACTCTTTCAAATGCGCTCAGACAAACGGGGACAATGAAACTGTTCAAATTCATTACTTATGATGACCTGTACCTGCAGTTTGAGGGAGAAGTCGTGAAGATGGTAAACCCCTACAACCATCAGGTTCATACCTTTATGATTGATATTGTCGCTCCTGATTGGCGTTTTTACTCCCAGGAATTATTTTCTTATGATATAGGCCAAACCATTGTCAGGGGCGGAATATCCATCCCCTCCAATGTCCCCATGAGTCTCGGTTCGCCTTCTGGGGGTAACGATGCAGTTGATAATATTATCGTAAACAATGGGAATGAAGTCACTGACCCGATATTTACTCTCACTGGGCCGGGACAAGATTTCTCTATAGGGAACGTCACTACCGGAAAAACATTTACCTTATCCACAGTTCTTGTGGGAGGTGACACTGTCATAATCGATGTAAGAAACCGTACTGCTATAAAAAATGGCATCACTAATGTTTACCCAGACCTTGCTGGTGACCTGTGGAGTTTAGCCCCGGGAGAGAATGAACTCCGGTTCTTTATCGGTTCTGGTTTAACTATTGCCACCAATTTAAATTTTTCCTACCGTGACGCTTATTCAGGAATCTAGCCATGATTGAATATAAAATCCTTGTTAAAGACGGCTCAGGCAATAACCTCGGGGAATTTGAAACCTATCGTAGTTTACAGTTCGGAAAACGCCTCAACAATTATGGCGAGTGTACTTTTGAAGTTCCTGCCAATGATGAGAAACTTACCTCCCTGATTGCCCTCAGAGTTTATACTGTCTGGATTTACCGTAATGGTGACTTATTCTGGGCAGGGGAACAGGCCACACGCGAGGGCGTACTTAACGAAAGAGGAGGGAACTGGGTAACCATTCATTGCTTTGACTGGCTGGAACAATTAAACAGCCGGTATACTGTGGCGGAAAAGGAATACACCTTTACTGATGCCGGACTTATTGCTTGGGATTTAATCAATACCACTCAGGCAGATACCAACGGTAACCTTGGCATCACTAAAGGCACTGTCGATGAAACTACGCCCCGGGACAGGATTTATTATAACCAAAATGTCATGGAAGCAATTATCAGCCTCGCTAACATGACAGACGGCTTTGATTTTGAAATAAATACCAGCAAAATATTTAACGTCAGTTCAATGATTGGGATAGACCGAAGTGACTCTATTATCCTTGAATATGGCATAAACATGAAGACCTGCCGAATTACAGAAGACTTTAGCAAACCCTCTACCCGTGCCATTGTCCTCGGGACTACCTCTGCTAGTTCAGATCAAATAAGGACTGAAACAGATGACGCGGGGGCGCAAGCCACCTATGGATTACGGGAATTTGTCTATAATGAAATGGAGGTCTGCGAACCTGAAACCTTAGTCAGCCGGGGGGAAGCAGTAAACAGGCAGAACAATGCCCCACTAATAAAGATAGGGTTCGACCTTGTCCGTAAAACTACCCCCACTATTGCTGATTTTGCTCTGGGTGACATTATCCGGCTTATTATAAAAAATGGCGTATATAATATCGATGACAGTTTCCGAGTCTATGAATGGCAGGTAGTTTACAACAGTGATAACACGGAAACATTAAGCCTAGTTTTAGGCAACTTTATTTTACTGGGAGGTAGCTAATATGGACTTAAATTCAATCTCAACACCAGACCTGTTAAAAATTATCAGTGACTTAATGAAACGAATTGCTGCTCTCGAAAAGGAAGTCATCCGGCTCCGGCATAAAGTGCAAGTCCTCGAAGGAGCATAGTACCAGTTTGATACGGTTTGATTTTCGGCCAAAAAAGTACAAACACCACGCAGTTTTAGCCTTCTGATTTATCAATTTTAGCCTCGAATCCAAAAAAGTGCCTTGACAGGTCATAAAACCATTTCCGGGAGGTCAGGAATATGGTTTTTTTGTGGGTAGACCGCCATTAAATAAAACGGAGGGATAATCAATCAAGAGGCAATTAGCCTCATTAGCACATTAACAAAGGGGGTGACTAAAATGTTGGCATTTTATGTTTCCGACCAGCACGGTTGGGGGGGCGGTAAGACAATTACCGAAGCCCTAACTAGGTATCGGAAATACAATCACAATATGCCCCGGGGGCAGAAATACTCACTGAGCATATTTGAAACGCCTGATCCGGATAAAATCCAATTCGATATTTTTGAATGGACTGGACCGAAAGGCACGGAGAAGCTATACGAGGAAATTCTGATAGCTTAACCGTAGTCCGCTTATTTAATTACTGATAGGGGGTGAATAAAATGGGACATGGGTTTCATTTACAAATGACAGTTAAAGACTGTCGTTATTCAATAAACCACATGAACTACGCCAAGTATCCGTTGTTTGAAGGCATGACCAAAAGTCAGGCACTCAAATATATGGATAGACTGGAGGCCCACAAGTACGAATGGATACCGTGTACTTGTACCAACCTCAGTCCGAAAGGGCGTTGTCCGGGTTGGGAGGCGGGATTTGAACAGGGAGAAAAGGAAATAAACTTTTCTCTGTAGCTAAAAGGGGGAGGTCAAAATACTGGCCTCCCCTTTTTGGTGCTATAATATATTTACCGTGGATATTTCAGTATACAGTCCGGGCTTCTCAAAAGACTTCTTGACATTGGTTCATACCGCCCAGAGCAAGGGAGCAGAACTGGATATAGTTTCCAACCCCTCCGCTGACAGCATAACTGCGTTTGTCACCCGCGGGGATAGAACCCTAGGGGTGTTTGTCTTTACCAAGACTGAGGATGGGTACGAACTTAAAAAGAAAAAGATTCTCGAAAAGCACTTCAACCCATGGGAACTCACCCTTTTCTGGATGACTAAATATGCCAAGAAACACCAAGTTAAAAACATTATAATTAACATATGAGTGTTGACGTACGGGTTAGAAATGGCATGGAGGTAGACGAGTATGGCTCCGGTGGTGCTTCCGAAGGCGATATCCGTGGCAACTCTTCAGATTTAATTGATAGCGTCAGTGGGGTGGTTGATCTGGCCGGGGGAGATTTGGCAGTGGTTCAGTCTGGAACTCCCGGGATGTCGGTACTTGTCGGCAAGGGGGTGGGATATATTCCTAACGATTCATTTGATGACGAGGACTCAGACTCCATTAAATTCTGGGAAGCTGTGGTCTACGGAACTACCGGAAGCCGGACACTGGCCATTGATTCTAATTCCTCAGGGCAAGTCCGTATTGATTTGGCCTGTCTAAAAATTGACCCGGGAACCGCCCCTGACAAAGATGCCTCGAACGTAGCCACACTCATCATTGTCAAAGGTACTCCCGGTGCTGGGGCTCCCGCCACTCCTGCCTACTATATGGTACTTGCCAGAGTTACGGTAGCCAATGGCGCAACTGAAATACTGAATGCCAACATTGCCGATTACAGAACTCAGATTGTACTCAAGGCCGAAGTCTTACCCACAATTATCCCCGATGAACTCGATGACTCGAACGGAATTCTTGCTGTTTCGATTGTGGCTGCCGCCACCCCTGTTAATTACTGGACGATGAAAAACTCCCCTGCTAACACGAATGTTATTCTTGGTGTTGCCGGAGCGAGTACCAATATTGGTATGGATATAAAAGTCAAAGGCACTGGCCGTGTCCGTAAACCTACTGTTATAGGGATTCAGGTCATGGACGTAAATTCAAATACAGGAATAGGTGACGGTAAGGCCTTTTTCCGTATTCCGGAAGAACTAAATGGCATGAACTTAACAGGAGTAAATGCCTCAGTGTTTACTGCCGGAACTACCAATACCACAGATATTCAGATCAGGAATAAAACCGATTCACAGGATATGTTATCCACAAAAATTACTATAGATTCTACGGAGACTGATACCTCGACTGCTGCCACCCCTGCAGTTATTGATGGCGCACACGATGATGTGGTAACTGGGGATATTATCGAAATTGACATTGATGCTATATCCACCACTCCGGCTAAAGGATTATTTGTCGAACTTAGGTTCGAATTACCTTAATCATGATATATGGGAGCATTAAATGAATGGCAAAGACTGTCCAGAATAGGACTCGGTAACTATGGCGATGGAAGGGAAGGCCCTTGTACTACCACCACAATTCCTTCATTAGCGTTAGTTGGCGGTTCGGGGACAAATAATTCTGGCCAGAATGTTTTAAACACAGGCTCTGCTAGTTTTTCAAATGGCGATATTATTTTTATTCATCAGACCAGGGGAACTGGAGCAGGGCAATGGGAAATCAACAAAATCACTTCAGGTGGTGGTTCTACTGCATTAACTTTGGAACAGAATCTCCATTACACATATATAGATTCTGGAGCATCACAATTCCAAATAATTAAGGTCATGATGTATTCCAGTATAAATGTTTCGAGTGGTACATGGACAATAGATAACTGGGATGGAAATGGTTTTGGAATTTTACCCATTGCCTGTAATGGTGATGCTACTTTTGCTAATACAATCAACGGGACTGCTTTGGGTTTCCGGGGTGGCTCTAGTTATTCTACAGACGGAGCAAAAGGACATCAGGGAGAAGGTAGCGGGGGAGACAGGGACACCCATTCTTTTACTAATAATGGTAATGGCGGTGGTGGCAGTGATCTTTGTTCGGGCGGTTCTCGTTATGGGGGAGGCGGAGGCGGAGGCGGAAATGGCGCAGCTGGTTCAGTCGGGGTTGCTTCTTGGGGTTCTGGTTCTGGAACAGGGACTCCTGCTTATGGAGGAGTAATCACTAACCCATTAGACGGAACTGTTTTACTCCTTGGCGGAGGGGGAGGAAGTGGAGGAAGTAACGGATCTGCCACAGGGGCAGGGGGAGCTGGTGGGACAATAATCGTATTTTTCATAAAGAATTTGATTACTACTTCCGCCACCATAACAGATGGGGGTGGCAATGGAGCGAATGGGGATTCAGGATATACTGGTGGCGGTGGTGGTGGCGCGGGTGGCACTATACTTATAGTCTGCCAGACAGCCACATTGGGAACTGCCAGAATAACCGCTCCGAAAGGGAACAAAGGTACAAATGTCGATGGGGGAAATGGAGCAGATGGCTTAATCATTGTCCAGCATTCCGGCCCTGTCAGTGGCACGACTACTCCTGCTTTTCAGGATTTACAGGATTCAACTTTAACTGATTTTGTTCCGAGGACTTTAATTTTTAACTAAATTCTGTATTATAAAAATATGTCAAAAGATAACGACAATCTAATTGAAAAACTCCGTGGCATTTTTGTCACGATTGAAATATTTAATCTCAGGTTAACCCCGGTTGAAAAACTGGTCTATGGTATGGTTTCCCTGATAGTAACTTCTGTATTGTTAGCTGTTATATACTTAGTTATAAAACGATGAAATACCTATCAAAAAAGCATTTCCTTTTATTAGGTTGGGGGGGTCTTCTGTTAGGATATTTATTAGTGATAACTGTCTTTGTCTGGCTGGTATATCCGTACAAAACAATATACTTTAAACAACCATTCAAAGTCTTAAATTCACCAGTTAAGTCGGGAACAGATATGTATATACAGATAGACTATTGTAAATACACCACGGAAATTCCCACAGTAACTTCTCATTTCATAGACGGCATTGCTTACGATGTACCAACTAAAGCGGTTTCAGCAAAAGGTGTCGGTTGTGGGGTAACGACCATAACCGAGAATGTCCCAGACCACCTTCCTCTGGGGAAAGGTTATCAGTTGCAAAGGGTCTATTCCTACCATCCTAATCCACTCAGAACCATAAATGTGGTTACCTATACCGAACCATTTGACGTAATTAAATAGTGATATAATTAAACCATGATAAGAGGTGCTGATATATCACACTATCAGGGAACTGTAAACTTCGACCTTCTAAAAACTGCTGTTGATTTCTTAATTATAAAAACTTCAGAGGGAGTAGGACTACTTGATTCACAATTTTCCCGTAACCAGTCAGAGGCAAGGCGCGTGGGTCTTTGTTGTGGTTATTACCATTATTCACATCCTGAATTAAATAATAACCCAGAATCCGAGGCTGATTATTTCCTCAAAACAATCGGTCAATTAAAGGATGGCGAGATACTTTGCCTTGATTACGAGGTCACCTATGCCGGAGGCGTGGACTGGTGCAAGAAATTCCTGGACAGGGTTTATTCTGTTACCAAAGTCAAGCCGTTAATTTATATGGATCAATCGAGAATGAAACAGTTTGACTGGACTCCTATAGTCAATGCTGGTTATGGTTTATGGTTGGCGCAGTATGACTACAACCCAGATGGCACACCAGCAGCCACAGACTGGCCTTTCATGGCTCTCAGACAGTATTCAAACAATAGTATCTTTGCAGGCATCTCAGGGGGCGTAGACGGTGATGTATTCTATGGTGACCAGAATACATTTAAGAAGTACGGATACGTTACCCCAACGCCTCCGCAGACCCCCTCAAACCCGGCTATAGAGGTTATTAGCGACCCAAAAGCCCGTATAGACCTTGGCACTCCAAATGGAGTCCAAGAGCTTCAAGCGGTCAGGAGTATGATTAACGATACCCAAAAAAGAGTTATCTCCCTGGAATTAGAAAAAGTATTACTGGAACAGAACAATGAGAAACTGACAGTCTTGGGAACCAAAGTTCACGATATTGTCTATGGCAAGGGCTGGTGGTGGGTTAAAATTTATTCCTTAATGGTCTTGATCCCTAAATAATGGACGAAGAAACAACTAAAAAACTAATCCGGGACGAGATCGAAGCTGGATTCAAAGACCGTTTCAATGCAACTTTGAGTAAATTAGATGACCTTAACAGCACAATCGGGACACTGACAAAAAACATGGACGATGACCGGAAGACCCTAACCACCATATCGGGGAGCCAAGGTAAGGTCGAAAGGTTATCCGCTGAACTTGTAAGCACAGTCAACAACCAGACTATCCGTATTTCTGCCAAGGCACAGGAAATTATCGACTTATCTTTAAAAACAGTCGATGCTAAAATTGAAGACGCTATAATCAAAGCTATTAACAAAATAAAAAAGGGCAATCCCCTTAAAAAGTCCAGACCGTTCTGGAAGTTCTGGGGGTGATAACTATGCAAAATGAAGGCGTAATCATCTTTTTACTAATCGTCTTATCAATTTTTGTAGTAATAACCTACTACAAAGTTGCTAAATTGTTTGTCGAACAGGACAAAGATTCAAGAAGTATAAAATCAAGGTTAACATCATCCCGGAAACGGGAACTGAAAGACCTTAAAAATGAATCAAAGGGGGTGAGATAATCAATGGACATAATCTGGGCAATAGTCATTATTCTATTAGTGATGTGGTTTCTGGGCAACGGAGTTCTATTTGTTGGCGGAAGCCTAATCCACGTTTTATTAGTGGTGGCAGTAATCATTATTTTTATTCGTCTAATTAAAGGCGAAAGAATTTAAGGGGGTGACAAAATAATGGATCCGACTCAATATGCTGAAGCAGTAGCCGTTATCATCGGCCTAGTCAATGGGGTCGATATGGTAATGAACATGGAGTGGAACAGTTTTGCCAAATACATGATGGCTTTAATTGCCGGACTTGTTTTTGGTTTCATTCATTGGTTCAATATACCAAGTCCAGAAATAGGTCTTGCTATAGCCATTGGTTCGAGTGGTGTTTATAAATTATTCCTGGGAAATAAAACACCTACTCCTCCAACTCCCCCTGTCACAGAAGTTTAAAAAACACCTTGTTGACAAAATGTTCATTAACTGATACAAATGTATCAGAATTGATATGTACAACACAACAGATTACAAAGTTGCGGGATTGTTAATTGCCTCTGGTTATAAACTCCGAGGGTATAAGGAAATTGAGGGAGACGGAAAAAGGAAACTGGAATTCTATTTCGACCCAGAAGCAGAGGAACAAGTCCTAAAATTCCGGCAAAAAGAAGTCGTACTGGAAGCCAACCAATTGCTTGATGGCTTAGACACAATCCGAGATATTATTTTCGAAACAAAGAGGTTCTAATGGCTAAATGGTGGGAACAATATAAAGATAAAAATACAGAAATACTGGTTGAGTTGGCAGATAGGTTAATGGCTATGTCAGATAAGTTGGAAGCTAAATTCTGGAAGCGGGAATGGGAAATATATTCAAAGTATGGCAGACCGGGTGGCAGTTCTAACCTACCCCGTGAGTGGAGGAAAAAGGTCAGTAAAATCTGGGAAGCCAAGAACAAAATGATTCACCCTTTATGGCAAGACATCTGTGATATTTACGAATATATTGTATCAATAAAGCAAAATGCCTGATGAAAATTTCACTGATATAGAAAAGGATATAGCCAAAAAGGTCTGGGGCAAGGCTATAACCAAAGCAGTTAAACAGAAAAAGTCTGATGGTGACGAAGTGAATAACGTATCCTATTACGAAAATGATTCTTATATCATTGAACAGATCAAACTTGCGACCTCAGCGACCGATGCGACCCATGCTGCCGATACGGCTTTTACTATATATAATAAGGAAACCGGGGAAACTGATACAATAAATGAATATATCGACCCTGATAGGCCGGGGGAAATATTTAAACCTATACAAGATGATTTACTCAGAACAGGCACGGTTTCCCTCCCCTCAGGCGTGGAGGAATACGGAACAACCGAAGAACTGGTAAAAGAAATACAATCATTCTTATTCAAATACTTTGAACTCCCCGGCTTTTTCGAAAAGTTTATGCCCTACCTTGTCCTCTTTTACTGGGTATACGAGAAGTTTCCATTCGTTCCCTACCTCCACTTTGTCGGTAGAACCTCCACAGGGAAGTCAACTGCCATGGAAGTCATCGGAAGTATCTGTTACAAGCCGATTGACGCCTCAGGAGCAATTACAATGGCTTCTATATTCAGGGTAGCTTCCACATGGCGGGGTACTTTATTACTGGACGAGTTCACTTCAGGAGGGGAGAACTATCACGAAATGATATCCTTCTTAAAAAGTGGTGTATCTAATAAAGCAGTATTAAGGGTCGAGGGCGAAAAGGAAAAATCTGTCAGAGCTTATATCATCAAGTCACCTAAAATGTTCACATCAGAAGACCCGATAACCGATGCTGGGTTACAGTCACGCACAATGGTTATCCGTATGCAGAAGAACAAACGGAGAGTACCCCTATACCGATTAAAGGAATACGAGGAACAAGCCATCTCCCTTAGGAACAAACTACTGCTTTACAGATTCAGAAATCTGAATAAGATCAATCTCACTGAGATCAAATTCGGCTTTGAAGCTTTAGCCCACCTCGACAGGCGGGTTCAGCAGGTAGTCACTCCTATATATTATTTATCTAATGATGAAACCAAAGGCGAGATTCTAAAATTCGCTAGGGAACAACAGGACGAAACTTTGAGAGAGAGACGCGAAGCGTTACCGGGTCAGATTTTCCAACTAATCATGGACAATTACCCGGGGGAAACCGCCCTAAAATATATAACGGCTGAGGTCAACAAAGAAAAGGGAGGAGATAGGGAGTATACGGAAAAAAGGATAGCGTCTGTCATTCGTAAGGTGCTTGGCCTTGGAATTCACAGAAGCGGTCATGAGAATGTCAGAGTTGTGGAAGTCACGGACAACGACAAGTTGGAAGAACTGAGCGAGTATTATGGGACTGTCTTGGGAGACTCAGACAATAAAACGTTGGATGGGGTAGAACAGGTAGCACAGGTAGCACAGGTAGCCACCGAGGCTACAGAAGATGCCGATACAACGGCAAATCAGAGTCAAATGGACACTTGACATAAATACTATATATGATATAACTGTATCAGAATAAATATACAAATCTAAATTATATGAACGATTTTTTATACCAAAGACAACACAGAGCCGACCTTTTTATCATTGAAGTAGTAACTGCCAAAGGCACTCGCTGGTTTGAGAATATGACGGAAGCCTTAAAAGTTTACCCAATCCTTGACCCCTGCCACCATACAACTGCTTTTACCTGGGGAATGTTTGACGGAATGAAAATCGACAGACCTATTATGCGGTTTGAAGACTGGGAAATTAACAGACTTTTATCCGTTTGACAGCACCTACCATTATGATACAACTATATCAAATGAATATGACAAAACAGATTTTAAATGATTTTACCTCTGACTATATCCGAAACCTTAACCATGTCGCTGAAATTATCGAGGGCCATAATCTACCCCCACAGGACGAAAACTGCGGGGGAGAGAAACTTACTGTTATTTCCCAAGACGCGGACGGAAACCGCAAAGAATATGGATACCAAACAGAGGACTAAAGAACTTAAAAGGTCGGTTAGACTGTCTTTGGAAATTATTAAAGACAATTACAATGATCTCCAAAAAGAACTCATGGAGTTAGAGGGAGAACTCAGGGGGAACAAGTGGATTAACGCTATCGGTGCTTTCCCAAACGAGGGAATGAGCCAATCTATACAGAATATGCAAAGGGCGCATGAAAAACTTATTGAATTTTTTGACACATTATGCAGAACAATTTAAGCTGGTCGTTCGCCCAAATTTGGAATGAGAGCCTTGAACAACGGGATGAAAGACCTGTCAAGCCACGAGCTAACATCTGGGCTTCGGAAGTAGGTGGCGCAATGATTGACCGTTACCTGAAAATGACTGGAGAAAAACCCAGTAACCCTTATGATGCCCGAACCCTCCGTAAGTTCGAAGCGGGGAACTTGGCTGAATGGGTAGTCGGCATGGTTCTGAAACGGGCTGGGGTAGCCTACGTCCCCCAGAAATGGACTTCTTTTCGTTACCCGAATCTTTTGGAAGTTACCGGAAAGTCTGACTACTATGCCGGAGGCAAACCGGACTGGGAGAAAACCAAAGCGGAAGTACAAGCCCTCGGACTCCCCGACTTCTTTGACAGGGCTACTCTGGCAATAATTAAATACTTCTCCGAAAAATATCCAGACGGATTGAAAAATATCATTCTCGAAGTAAAATCCTGCTCTGCTATGATGTTTGACCGTTATAACAAACTGGGAGTTGACCCACGCCACGCCTGTCAGGCATTCCACTATCTAAAAGGCAATGACCTTGACGAAGCCCATGTGGTTTATTTTTGTAAAGATGACCTCAGAATTGCCGAACTGGGAGTCCTTAACCCCTCCCCGATTGAGGATATTTACAAGGACGATATCGAAAACATTACCTATTACTACACCCGCAGTATCGAACCTAAACATGAAGACGAACTAATCTTTGATGAAATTGCTGGAAGGTTCTCAGCCAACCACAAAGTTAAATACTCAAACTACATTACCCGGCTATATGGTTATGCCGACCAAGCGGAATTCGAAGCTAAATACAAACCTATTGTAGGAAGCTGGAACAGGGTTCTTAACAGGTGCGTCAGACACGACAACATGACTGACAAAAACAAAGTGGTTATCGAGGAAATTCAAAAGGTGTTTCCTAAATTCCCAGAGATAGTCAATTCGCTTATAGCCAAAGGTGCTACTGTTGACGAGCCGGAAGAGGGGGAAACATGATAATTAAAAAGTACCAGATCAACATTGATTTACCCAGTATTCCAAAAGGGACTATCATTTATCACGAATTTGAAGAATTACCTAGTCGGTTCAAACGGGGCGATACTTATACTACAGAGGGGAAATATTATTTCCTGAATAATATAGTATCTAAAGTTCCAGAAAAAGTTCACGTTTGGCCGTGGATTGCAGGGTTGATTCAGACTTGTGAACAGATGTCTAAATTTGATGAAACAGCAAGGACATTAGTTACTTTTTTAGGAATAAATGAAAACTAACTTTACTCGTTATGACTGGTTGATTTTAATAGGTCTTGCCTCCCTTTCTATAACAGGAGGTTTTTTCCTCGGCCGGGTATCCTTCGCTCAGGAGTTTCTAAAAGGTTCGTGCAAAATGTCTACCTCAAAATACTCCTATTACATCTATCCTTGTTCCGAATTTACCAAATTATATAACTCAAAATAATATCGAAAGGGGGTGAGCAAAAATAATGGACACATATACCAACGAGCAAGAAGTCAAGCGACCAAGTCTTTTTCTAAAGCCAATTAACGGTTCAGTTCTGACTCTGAAATCTCACCTAGTGAAGATTAAGAGCCATTATCTGGAAGACCAAAAAAAGTCGGTACTCTGCTCACCTGATGACTGCGTTCTTTGTTCCAGAGGAGAAAAGATAAACCACGAGTTCTACTACTGGGGAACAATGGGCGATGGCGAACAGGTGACCGCAGGGCCAATCCAAGTCCCGGCTAGTGTCTTTTTCTACATGAATGAAGTCGAAAAGCTGAAGAAAAAAGACAAGCGTAACTTTATGTGGATTATCTCCAAACAGGGAGATGGCCGGAACGTAAAGTACACCACCATTCAGGGTGATGACGTAGAAGCCCCTGACGAGGAAACCACGACAGCAACCACAGAGCGGTTGCAGAAAATGATGCAGAAATATGAAGACACCCTAACCCAGCGGTTACGGGAGTATCTTATGTCTGCTACGCCCACAGCCCCTAAAGCTAAAGCGAAATAGGAAGGCTGGAATGCCCCTGCCGGAGTTATGGACTGGCGGGGGTTTCCTTTTATTAACTCATTGTGATACAATTATATCGTTATGAACGAAAGCGCAGTATTCAAAAAGATAATCGACCCTAAATTCATCGTCACAGAACTGGACTGGGATACTAAAGTCGGACTTGCTGCCACCCTTGTCGAAAATAGGGAGATATATCAAAAGGCACTCGGAAAACTGGCCAATTCCCTGCCCCGGCCAATTACCAGACGTGGTGATGGTCAGTTGGCAAAGTTTGCTATGGCAATCGAAAACCTTACCGGGAGAAAAACCTCAGCCAATTCCCTCCGTGTTTACAGGTTAGTTTATGAACGCCTAGAAAAAGTCATTGACCAAATCCCCCCAGACTGGCCTTATCGGGCATGGAGAGCCTTGGCAGGAAGTGGTAACCCTGAGGGATGGCTCATGGAGGGTGTGCAAAAGGGAATGAGTGGTCCTGAGATTATTCGGGAGATTAAACTCAGCAAAGGTATAACCGATACTCCAAAGGTCTGTAAAAATTGTGGTGCAGAGCAGAAACTAGACCCGAAAATCTGCTTTAAGTGTCACACCCCATTGATATGATCGATAAAAAGGCCAAAGGAAACCGCGCAGAGCGGGAATGGTCGGAGAAACTAAAAGAAGCCAACCTAGATCATTGGGCAAGACGAATGCCCCGGTCAGGAGCGATACCCGGTCAGAGAGCCGATATACATACCAATATCCCCATTCACTTCGAGGTTAAAAATCAGGAAAGTTGGTCAGTC